GTTCCACGTTGGTGACATACACACCATTACGTTTTCCAAGCGCTCCGGTTTCAAAATCAAACATAAACTTTGGAATCAAGAAGAGTGAAAGACCCTTTGTTCCGGGTCCATGTCCTTCTGGTCGCGCCAGAACAAACTTGTATCTGTGATCTCAACACGAGCCAAGTAGTCAGCAGCATTACCAAGAGATGATGCAGTGTTTGTTAACTCTACATAACCATATCTTGTCATGAAGCTTACGACTGGTTCGAATGTTGCTGGATCTAGCACAACACCGCTTGACATCAATAGGATGTATGGGCAGTAGAATGCTGGAGCATCGCTTTCGCTTGAGCCTTTGTAGCCAATTAGCACTGGGGCATCATTTGTTGCGTATGCGTCAACATAAACCTTCATTGCGCTGTTCAAAGTACCAACGAACTTGGTGTTTGTTGGAGCTTCGAATGTGCCTTCTGTTGTTCTTGCGAACGCAGAAGTTGTAGCAGACTGAAGGATTGTTAGGGCGAATGGGGAAACTACAGCGTAGTTACCTGCGCCACGACGTGTACGCTGAGCGATCAAGTTAGCTTGACGATTGATTAGAACAGCTAGAGCAGCGTGTTCGTCACCAACGAAAGTAGCAGTACCTGATACAGCAGTCTGATCATAAGTTTCAGTACCTGTACCAGCTAGGGTACGTAGTGAACCAAGAACTTCTTGATCGATTTCAGCTGTGATTTCTTGAGCAAGAGCAGCCATGATTTCTGCTTCGATGTCAATACCTTGTTGAGCTTGAGCATCCTGTGCAGCTTCGAAAGTCCAGCGAGCTGATAACTTACGAGTTTTAGCTTCAACAGTCTGTTTCAAGATCTGAATTGACATACGCTTACCAGCAACGCCTTCAAGCGCAGCAGTAGCAGCAGCAGCGGCTAAAGTGCTTGATGAGCCTGGAGCATTACCAGAGTAAGCAGAAGCAATCTTGAATGGGCTGAATGCTTCATCACCAGCGGTCACACCAGCTGCGCTGTCCGCATAGCGAACACGTAGAGTGTGGATTTGACCAACTGGACCTGTCATTGGCTGTACGCCAACTAATTCATTAGCAATGACCGTAGGCATTACACGTCTGATCACAGGTAGGATCACACGATTTAGTGTTGCAACGTTACCGGCAGAAGTAGCACCAGCAGTGGCACTCTCCGACAAATACTTGCGGGTATTTTCAAGAGTTGTGGCCATCACTGTACGACGAGTTCCATTTAGGCCTTCTAAAAGTGCCTCTTTGGTTTCCTGCCAGCGTGACTCGAGTAGTTCTGACATTATTGTTCTCCTTAAACTTTAAGTCCCGCGAGCTTGCGGATAGTAAAAATCTCAGCGGTTTTTTCCTCTCCGCTGGGTTGTTGGGCCTGCTTATTGCCTGTAATCTCTGTGCCTTCTGTTAGTGCCTTCTTTTTAGGAGCCTCGCCGGCCATCACGGCTGGGAGATACTTGTCAAATGCGCCTCTTAGCTTTTCTGTTTGAACTGATTCAAGCAGATCGCTCATAACTGTTTTCTTATCTCCAGTTAGCGGATTTAACAACTCGCTCATAATTTCTTTACGTGCTGCTACGTCTTTAGCGACGCGGATTTCACGCTCTTTGCTTTCAACAATGCGATCTTTTTCCTCTAGAGCCTTTGTAGCCTCTTCGAGTTCAGCTTCTTTCATCTTAACTACTTTTAATAGTTTTGAAGTCTCACTCTTTTCATTGAGCAAGCTAGAAGCATATTCGCTAGCGAAAGATTCAAATATTCTGCGACCAAAGTCATTCTTACGAGCCTGTTCAATGTCTTCTTTTAGTTGAGTCATTTCAGATGTTAGTTTAGTAACAACTACATTTTCAACTAGTTTAGAAGCTTTAGCAATGAACTGAGCTCTTACTGCTTCGAATTTCGCTTTGCTTTCGCGTACAAGTTTAACTTTTGTATCTACTAGGTCTTTCTTGTCTGCGTGGAATTCTGCGATTTCTTTAGCTAGTGCGCCTACGATGAAGCTCTCTAGTTTACCGAAATTCTCAGCGACTTTCTTGCGGTCTTCGTGTAGTTCAGACAATTCAGAAGCCAATTGACGTAGAAGGAATTCTTCCATCTTCTTAGCATCTGCTTTCATCTTCTTAGCATACTTGGCTTTCGCTTCGATAAGTTGGTTACGATCTTCTGCTAGTTCAGCTAATTCAGCTGACAGGCGATCAGAAACCATCTTGTCTAAAGCTTCAACCATTACGCCTTTGTCATGCTCATATTTCTGAGCAAACTCTTCACGAAGTTCAGCTGTGACTTGATCACGGTTTTCTTGAATCTTACTGTTCCAAGCGGATTCAATTTCCGATTTGATCTGTTCGGAAATCACATTGTTTTCAAATAATTGCTTTACAATATCTAGCATGTGATTCTCCTACTGGTTATTTGAGACCCTTGATGATTCTCATCAAGCCCTCTGCTATGTATTTCTGTGCCTTTGGATCGCCTTGAACTTCCCTTGCTATATTAAATGCCTTGTAGCCACCTACTGTATTCATTAGGTGCTCATATACTGGTGTTGGATATGCTCCCGGGGCTGATGGTTGAGCAACGATATCCACTGTAATAATTTCGAAATCGGAAACTTTACCGCTTCCATCTTCGGCAACGTTACCGGAACCCCTGCTTGATACGCCTAATTTTACTCCGCTCTCCAACATGGTTTGAACTAATTGTCCCATAGGAGTTGGAAGTAGTTTTAATTTACCATATCCATTTGGACCTTCCATCCACATTTTTGTGATCATGTGGCTGACTCGGTCCAAATTAATGCGTAAGTCCGCAGGGTGATCTACTTCTCCCAGGCATGAGTATCCGCCACCGATCTGTTCGTTGATGGTTTTGACAGCCTTAGCAATTTCGGAGGAGGGGTAGATCCTCTGATTGGCGTTTCTAATATCACCTTGGATACAGATGCCATTCAAGTGTAGAGTCTTTTTATCCCCTTCTTCGCTGCTTTCAAGGACTAGACCAGCTTGGTCGAAACTCAAGTGTTCACTGAGATAGTTTTTCACCTAAGGGCTCCGATTACTTGCCGCGGAATAAACTGGTTGTGTTAGTTCCAGTTTCACCTGCGCCTTTCTTCTCTGCGCCATGTCCAGGTACTTTACCTTTGAAAGCGCCTTTAGCTGCTTCCTTTGGACCATTTACGCCGAGGTCTTTTGTGCTTGGATTTAGTAGACCGCCTTTGGTTCCACCTTCACCTGCTTCACCACCTTTAGCGATGTTAGCAGTTGTGCCGCCCATGTCGTTCTTACCAGCTACTACTGATTTTGTATTAGCACCGTTGTCGCCACCTTTAGCAAATTTGTCATAGGTTGCGCCACCGATCTTTTCTGTGTATTCACGTACAGTTGATAGGTCTTGGATTTGGTCAACGCCAGCATCTAGGCTGTCGCCCATGCCCATTTCGTCGCCCATGTCACCCATATCTGCGTGTTCTGGCTCGTTAGCTTCGTCGCCCATGAAAGCGTCAAATGCTGCTTGTAGCTGCTCGATCTCAGACTTAAGGTCCATTACATCGCCTTTAGTTGCTGGATCTTCATCGTC